CCTAAACACACCGTTTAGGCATATTTGCTTAGTCTTAGTTATTCTTCTTAAGTCGTCTTAATGCTTGTTTTATGTAATCCGCAATTGTCACTGGGACGGGTTGAGGTTGTTGAACCGAACTAGGTTTAACTGCCTGAACTACCTGGTGCGCCAATTGTGATTGCCAAAACAATGCATTGAGAAACGATTCTGAGGAATGTTCTAATTCTTGCATTATACGTATAAAGTCCGTTGTTTCTTGATCTAAAAAGAACTCCAAAATTGTTGTTAATGTTCTATCAATATAAAGCTCTTGAGTTTGAGGATCTCTAAATCGCTTGGTTGGGTTTTTACAGTACTGAGTGTTCATCTCATATATGTCTTTAAGTGTGTAACACATTTTTTGATTTGATGTGAGATCGTATACCAGTTCTTGATGTAGTTCTTGCGAGCGCTTGTGCATACGAGCGATACATTGCCATACCGACTGTCTTTGATAGTTGGTCTTGGATCTACCTTCGTAGATCCAATATTGTGACGCGGTGTTGAGAGCTACTGTCATCTGATTTAAACATTCATCAAGTTCTAGATATCTTTCGCCTGTATATGTTTTAGGAGGTGTTGTTGTATTTTCGGCTAGAAATGAGCTGAACATCATCTCGTATTTCCTCAACTCTTCATCTTGAATTGCCTTTTGCCAGCAACTCCTTATTCTTCTTTGAAATTGTATTCTATCGACTTTATTGAGTTGGTTAAATATCATTTTATTATTGAGATTAAGGATGGTCTGCGTGTTTCCGAAAGGTAATAGTCCGAATCCTCCGTACAATTCTGGTACGTAGAGTGGGATTCTTTTATTTACTTGTTTTAATTCTTTGCTATAGAGCATTTCTATGAGCTTTTTGACGGCTTTTGCTTCTCTAGTTGTTGCCTTCCCTATTTCTTTATTATTTACTTCTTTTATGCGAAGGTAAACATCATATTCTTTATCAAAGGATGAATCAGTTTTAGTGCTCAGGATGCTCTTATATTCTGGGTATTCGAAATAAGTTTGTCTCTTACCATCGAAGTGGGTTCCGCAGAAGAGCCAGTAATTCTTTGATCGGTATTCCTTTGATTGATTCATGATAAATCCTAGCTCGTGCATAGCACCTAGGTATTTGGATACGGTTTCTTCGTCCCAATTAGCACATATGTCGTCTCCGAATACGCAAGCGGATCTAGGGTCTCCTGATTTCCATACAGCGAAGTGATGAAGAATACATAATACTATGAAAGACAATCTCAATCCCATTTGAGTTCCTGATGTCTGGGGATATGTTAATGTAACATATCCTTTATCACTTCCATCCTTAGAAGCGTGGAACGTTTTAGTTATTGGTACCATTCTGTTCTTGATGAGAATTTCTTCTTCTATCTGGCTTGTATATCTTATAGCTGATTCTACCATTTCAAAATGAATATATTGTCTGCCAGTATTCTCATCTATTCGGGTTTGATAGAAAATACCATCTCTTCCTAATTCATCATTCGGTTGGGGTATGATTTGTTTCCGCACTAGATATTCACTAAAGTTAAGCCAAGACACATGAGAAGGTAGTTCACTTCTCAGTATGTCTTCGGTATAGTAACTTGGTTGTCTAGGAGCCTCTTCCGTCGGTATATCTACTACTTCAAAAGAACTCATTGAATCTGAAGATTCACTTAAGGGTATATCAGTCCAATCCTCTTTAGGTTGTTCTGGAGCTATCTTGATCTCTTCGAATTGTGATAGATCATCGTCAGACGAAG